AGGTGGTTCAGGAACAGCGGGTCAAGGTAATAATGGTGGCAATGGTGGCGGTTACTCAGGCGGCGGAGGCGGTGGTTCAGGAAGCGCGGGTGGTGCGGGTTATGGAGCAGGACAAGCGGGTACTTCGGGTGGTGGTACTAATTCATCTATAACTGGTACAACTGTTGCTCGCGCGGGCGGCGGTGGCGGCGGTTGTAGAAATGCTGGCGGAACTTATACTGTAAGAGGTGGCTCTGCTGGAGGTGGCAATGGTTCAGGCGGAACAGGTGTTCAGGCAACTGACGCTTCAGCAAATAGCGGTAGCGGTGGCGGCGGCGGTGGTGGACAAAGATACTACGGCGGCGCTGGCGGTTCAGGCATTGTTATTTTGAAATACCCTGATAGTAAAACTATTACTATTGGAGCAGGTTTGACAGGCTCAACCGCTGCTCCTTCAGGCGGGTTTAAGGTTACAACCGTTACGGCTGGTTCGGGAAATGTGAGTTGGGTATAATGGCGCATTACGCATTTTTGGATGAAAACAATGTAGTAACAGAAGTCATTACTGGCATTGACGAAACTGAACTTATTGAAGGTTTAGACCCTGAAACTTGGTACAGCAATTTTCGTGGTCAAGTTTGCAAGCGTACCTCTTATCATTCAAATATAAGAGGCGTTTATGCCGCTATTGGTTACACATATAATCCTGAAGAAGATATTTTTGTAACAAAACAACCACACCCCTCATGGACTCGTAACGCTTCTTTTTGGGAACCGCCTGTTCCACGACCTGCTAACAATTATACTTGGAATGAAGAAACATTATCTTGGGACGAAATCCAAGATATTTGAGTATTTGTTTATCGTGTAATTAGATAGCACTAAATCAGGTTTTGATTTACTTGCTTTTATAGTAGATGCAATTTTGTGTAAATCTTTTATTCCAAACAATGTCTCATCATTATGTTTATCTAATTGTTTGATGTTTTTGAAATTGTGCTTAAAATCCTCAACTTCTAAAAACTGATACATATTACTTAAACATTTTTGAGAATCATTGATTAAATCTTCGTACCAAACTATATGACAACTTTCAGGGTTTTTTACTAAAGTAGCAATAGCCAATAACGCTTGGTCAATTTCACCATTAGCCCGCATTAAATAATCACACCTTACATCATTTGTATCGCGATAGTATTTTACATAAAAATCTTCATTTTTAATTACTCTATCAATAAAATTATTAGGATTTTTTTCTGCTAACCTTACAAAAGAAGATAAAACTTCTAAAATAGGTCGCAATACTATAATTGTTTTAGGGTTATCACTTAATCTTTTAGCAATAAAATTATTACCAGGCGTTCCCCATGCTCTATTTTTGTCAATAATTATAGGTTTTTTTACATTTGAATAAAAAAGATTACCTAAATTATTGAGGGTATTTTCATAATCTTCATGTTGCAATCCTGATAACCAACTCTCAGAGTCATAGATTTCCTTTTCAAGCACATAAGACATGTTTAGTAGATTACTTTGAGGGCTTGCATAAATATCGGGATGTTGATTAAGAATGGCTGTCAAAAGGGTGCTACCCGAACGAGGCAAACCGCCCATGAAGTAGAAAGTTTTGTCCTCAAGTATTTTGCTCATTTGAATACCTTATCTAATGATGCCTTATTTGACAACCCCCATTAGAATACCTAGACTATCCTTTAATTCAAGAGGGGGCAAAATGATTATTCAAATTATTGGGCAAGCGGGTTCAGGTAAGACAACTCTTGCTGTTGAATTAGCAGACCGTGTTAATGGTGTCCATATCAATGCCGATAAGGTCAGAGCAGACCTCAATCAAGATTTAGGCTTCTCTCTCGAGGACCGCATTGAGAACGCTCGGCGTTTAGGTGCGCTGGCTAGATTGCTTGATGAACAAGGTCATATCGTAATTGTGGACTTTATTTGTCCAACTCATGAGACAAGGGATGCCTTCGGCAAGCCCGATTATGTTGTTTGGGTAAACCGCATCAAGGAAGGTCGTTTCGTCGATACAAACAAAATGTGGCAAGACCCCGTTGAGTTCGATATAGAAATCCTTGAAGGCATGTCTGCAAGCGAGGAAGCGGAATTGGTAATCTTCCATTGCGGGCTTTACGACTGGCGCAAACCAACAACTCTCATGCTTGGTCGCTACCAACCATGGCATGAAGGACATCATGCGCTCTACGATGAGGCGCAAAAGCGTACAGACCAAGTAGTTCTTGGAGTTCGAAACACTTACAAGACCAGCGAGAAAGACCCGCTAACTTTCCCCGAAGTCAAGACCTTTATCGAAGCCGACCCAAAGATGAGAACTGCCATGGTGGTTAAGTTCCCAAATATCACCAACATCGTCTACGGGCGAGATGTGGGATACAAGATTGAACAGGTCAAATTAGGGGATGAGATTGAAGCCATTAGCGCTACTCAAAAGCGTAAAGAAATGGGGCTATAAATAATGGAAACCGTTTTAGCCGTTATCGCCTCGATAATAATTGCTGTAATTATGGTTCATTTTATTAGTAAGTATTTTGGAGATGTAGATGAGGGTAACTAAGGGTAGGTCATTTACTAAGTCCTTGAGTTATCGAATCTTCGGAACCCTGTCCTCTTTTATTGTCGTGTTTGTTATTACTGGGGAAGGAACCCTATCCGCCCTTATTGCTTTTTGGGAGACTGTTGTAAAGGTAGGTATCTATTACTGGCACGAAAGAATTTGGAATTGCATTAAATGGGGTCGGGTACAATAAAACCCTGAACTAAGGAGTTACAATGCCAGGTACTACATCCAAGGGCTTACGATACCCAACCGCAGGTGATAATCCTGCTGTTCACACGGACTTTCTCAATTTGGCTACCGATGTCGATACTGAGTTAAATGACTATTTGACTACGGCTACCGCTGCCTCTACTTACGCCACTCTTACTGGCTCGGCTACAGATGACTCAGTTCGAACTATTGCTTTCATGCTGGGTGGGATGTAATGACTTTTACCTACTCGGGAGACCCAACAACAAGCCTTCGTAACAGAGTGCGCTTTCTCATCAACGATACAGATACAAATGATGCTCTGTTTTCTGATGAAGAGTTGGACTATCTTATTACCGAGTGGGGAACAAATGTTTATGAAATCTGCCGTGCAGCCTGTGAAACTCTAGTCTCACGCTTTAGCCGTTTGGCAGATAGCACTTCAAAGAGCGTTGGAGACATCTCTGTTTCTGAGTCCTTTACTGCAAAAAGCAAGCAATACCAAGACCTTGCCAACTCATTCCTTGACCGTAAGATGCGTAAAGCGCCTCCATCAATGAAGGCTAATGCCAACAGTTTGCTTTCAACCAATGATAGAAGTGTTCAAGATTACAACACAGATTTCTATGCTGGTGTCCACGACAACCCGAACAACATCTACGACCAGCGCGTACCTGAGTAGGAGTAATCATGGCTGACGCTATCTATTCCAAAGTCGCGGAGTTCATGACTGATACGGTTGTTTTCACACCAAGGGCATCAGTTGATAAGTACAACAAACCTACCTTTGGCGCATCCAATACAAATGTGTCAGCAACGGGTCGTCTCATTTACGACACAACAAAGTCTAAAGATGTACAAGGTATTGAAGTCGTAGACATCGGGAGATTCATTACAAACGGACCACAAACTACAATTACTGTTGCTCATAGAATGGTTGTCGGGGCGGACACTTTTACTATCAATGCAATCGATAACATCGCAGATGAAAACGGAGCGCATCACACCGTCATTCGATTTGGGCGGTAGTCATGGCAAAAACCTATACATTCACCCTTGAAGGTGATGTTGAGTTGCAAGCCGTTCTACGCGCAGCCCAGTTAGAGGCTCCCAAAGCAGTTGCTATAGCAATTTATGAAGAGGCAAATGTTATTTTTGCCAAGTCGCAGGTTCTTGTCCCAGTTGATACAGGCGCCCTTCGCGGTTCAGGTGGTGTTAGCGCTATCCAAGGCTCAGGGCAAGGAATGTATGTGGACATCTTCTACGGTGGTCCAGCAGCGTCCTATGCGCTCTATGTCCATGAGATTATCGGCAACTACCATAAGCCACCGACACAGGCTAAATATCTTGAACAGCCATTTATGCAATCTCTTGCTGAAATCCAAAATAACATCTCGCGTAGAATAATCCACATTCTAAAAAGTAGGAGTGTATAAATGCCAACAATTCTTGAATCGATAGGCGACTATCTGCAAAACACCTCGAGCGCATTTGGCGCTCATGCCAGCCAAGGCACCCTTGGAACATCCATCTTTTTAGGTACCTTGCCCGAGACTCCCGATGCGTGTGTTGCCGTTTATGAGAACTCAGGCAGTTCCCCAACCTTTACTATGGGGGCGGGCGGTATCCGCATTGATTACCCAATGCTTCAGATTATCTGCCGAGCAGGGCGCGAGGACTATCCAACGGCTAGAGATAAAGCCGACACGATTAGAATTTTGCTCGCGTCGGTGCTTGAACAAACCGTCTCAGGGGTGCATATTATGCGTATTGAACCTATGGGTTCGGTAAACCTACTAGGAGTAGACCCAAAGTATCGTCCGCTAATTTCGGTGAATTTCCGATGTCTAGTACGAATGTAAACGAGGAGTTTCCTCCACAAGAGAGAGTGGTAGACCCGTATGGCAGAAACGCAACAACCGATGAGTTCCAGCGATGCTGGAAATGTGACCGTCTCTTATTCGAAAGCGCAACGCGCCCGTGGAGTATCCGCTGTCCCCGCTGTAAATCCAAAAATAAATCAGGATGAGTTCGTATCAGCACTTGATGAATTAGTTGGTGTATGGAAAGTTCAAAAC